CTTAATATTGGCGTTATAGCTCAAAATTTTAAACTCTCCCATAAAAAATATAATCCAGTAAAAGAGACTCCAAAAGTCCATCCTTGTGCACTTAATGTATCCCAAATTGTGCCTAGTGACCACCAACCGCAAACGGTTTCATCAGTTGCCTCACCAATCATGTCAACTCCCCAAATTCAAGGCAAAAGAGAGACATCAGATACGACAACTCGCCCAACAGAGTCCAATCTAATATGGTCAACACCACAACAACAAGGAAGGCGCGAAACATCAGATACGACCACACGTCCTACGGAGACAAGTTTGGCATGGTCATCTCCTCAACACCAAGGAGGGAGAGATACATCAGATACAACCACACGTCCAACAGAAACAAAGTTTACCATTTCAAACGCATGGAGACAAACCCAGGATTTCATCTCGAAGATCATTCCGAAAGAGCAATCACAATTTCAATCTGTTTTGTCAGAGATGGACTTAACTGCCTCGGACGAGTATATAGCCGAACATCAATTGCAGTCATCTCAAGTGTCGCCAACTAGGTTTTCAGAGATTACCAAACAATTTACAAATGTGGATGGGTCTTGCTATGCATTGCTGAGTTTTGAGGATGCACGTGAGTTCGCTAAAGCCCTACAATTGTGTGAAATTCATAAAAGTCGAGGATTTCAGATTTTCTCCGCTTATGCCACTGATACCGAACATGTAAAACTTCACGAGTTCAGAGGACCATCCAAAGTCCTATCTACATATTTGGGCAATTTGGCTATAAGACAGAATAGATGTTATCTACTTATTCTCGCACCATCAGCTAGACCTTTTGTCATTTGTGATCACCTCGTAAGATCAGAGCAGGAACCAGGAAAAGTTGTTGATGTTGAACCCGAACCGCAGAATTGTCAAGATGAAGAGTGCATGGGTCTAATTAAGAAGGTTGACACTGATCACATTTATGCCGTTATGCCTGACGAAGGAGTTTTGCCCCAACACTATCAGAGAGCAAATTCATGGGCGGTAGCTGTTAAAGGCAAGTACTTTATTACTGTTGCTCATAATCCTTATAAGAACATCATTTTGGGACAGCTCAAGAATGGAAATTGGAAATGGGTCAAGGCTATCCGAGTTAGTCAATCAGCTTATGTGGATGTGGCTCTGTTCAAGGTTACAGATCCCAAATTCAATGATAAAGAAGATATTACACATAGGTTCTTCAAGCAATCGGACTTACTGACAGAAGTCAGG